GAGCGACAGTGGCGATAGCACGACCGTGACCGTCTCGCTGCCGTACGCGATCCCTGAGCAGTACGTGGGCGTCGCGGTCCGGCAGGGGACAGACGACTCGCCCGGCATGACGTACTACGTCGACGGGACCGAAGTCGACTACGTCACCAGTAGCACGGGGTATCTGACGTTCGGGTGGGACGTCGTCTCAGACGGGACGCTCGAAGGAACGGGCTGGTCGAACGGCGACCTCTCGGGGGCCGTCGACGTGCAAGTCGATTGCGAGGGTGGCGGCGGAACGATGGCCGTCGACTGGATCGTGGTGTTCGACGAGCGATATCACGACGGGTCGGAGTTCCCGAACACGACCGACAGCAACGACCAGCTACCCAGTCCGACGGAATACGCACCCATCACGCTTGCGACGTCGCCGTTCAGTCAGGAGTACAACATCACGGATGCGTACGTCGACGCGACTATCAACGATGTATCGGGGCCACAGAAACTCCAAGCGAGTAACGACGAGGGCGCGACGTGGCTCCCGAGCGACGGGACCGAAACGAATACGCAGAGCGTCTCGGCAGACTTCGCCGCGCAAGACCTGTACGGAACAAAAATACAGGGGCGTGTGACGCTCGGCGCGTACGGGAGCCGGACCGACTCGACACCGACCGACGGATTCCAGCCGCAGACGTTGTCGGGCTGGGAGCTTCGGATCGACACGAACGCGCTGCGCGTCATCGACAGCCAGACGTACGTCGGGAGCGCGTTCGAGGTGCTCGACTCTATCGCCGACGACGGCGAGCTCGCGTACGTGCCGAACTATCGCGAGGACCAACTCGAACTCGAAGCGTTCCAGCCGGGCGACATCGTGAAGGACGTCGACTGGACCGTCGAGAACGCCACCCCTGTCGACACAGCCGAGGGCTACTATAACAAGATCACAGTGTACGGCCCGGAGCAAGACGACGGGACGCGTTTGAGTGCGACGGCGCGAGCGAAAGACGAAATCGACGATATTGGCGAGGTAGTGGGGCCAGCCGAGCATCGGCCCGATGCCGACACCGACGAGGAACTCACAAGTATCGCCCGAACGCTCGTCGCTGAAGGGGTTTCGAAAGACACTATCACCGGTACACTTGAAATTTCATCCCAGTTCGTTCAACCTGGGTATGCGTACAAAGTCCCCGAGTTCGCCGATCTCGACGAGCGGACCGATCCGGCGTACGTACTCCAGTCTGCGGCGTTCGAATGGGGTGTGATGTCGCTGGACTTCGAGGGGCGGAACTCGCTGGCGCGGGCGATCCGGTCAATCGAGACGGAAGTGCGAACGACGAAGCGCGCAGTCTAACCCAACGGCCGATGACCCCGGCGAGGGCGAGGACCCGGACTTTTCGAGGTTACTACGACC